TCATACTTTCTTCCAGGCAGTAAATTTAAGTTTTGCTTCTAATCCAGAGTAGATATTAGATTCTATCACATTCTGAACATCAAGTCCAGATAGAACCATATCATTAATGTCCTTTTCTTTTATTGTTGAAGGCCAGATGACAACTTTTTGTCCATTTTCGATAACTCGGGAAATTCTTGATAGGATTTCTGTATTACGTGGTTCGTTATCGTATATCCAAACACAATCGCAAATACCCCACTTAGCAATATCACCGTCAGCTCCACAAAGAGCAATCGCGTTGCGAATGAAAGTTGAGTCGAAGGGACCTTCGGTGATGTAGACAGTTTCACTTTTTTGGATTTCATCAAGACCATAGATTTTTGGTGCATTGTCATCTAACATTATAGTAATGTACTTTACCTTACTGAGACCAAGTGCTCTTCCCTGAAATCCGACTAGATTATTTTGATAGAACAATGGAATTATAATCCTTGGTTCATCTTTACTAATATCGTCGAATATTGGTTGAAGAGAATTAGTCCACTCCTTAAATTTTTCGGCGTAATAATAGTTATCTGGGTTTAATTTTCTACTTTCCAGATATTTTTTTGCGTCAGGATTTAATGACGCTTTAGGTAAATTTAATTTTGATTTAAATTTAGGTGTTTCAAATTTGAATACTGGTTCGTCTACAGTAAAGTTTTTTCCAGTATGACCTTCCTTAAACTTTTCAAATGTATATTGCTTGTATATCGCAGAATCAATCTGTTTTAAAAAGTTATTAAAGGATATATTGAGACCACAATTGTGACACTTGAAATTTGTATTATTTTTTACTTGATACAAATACCCTCTTGCCTTATTTTTATTCTTCTGGGAATCTCCGCAAATAGGGCAACGAAAATTATAAAGATTATGCTTCACCCGTTTAAACTTCTGAAATCTAACAGAAATCAAATTGATGTATTTAACATCAACAAAATCCATAGCAATACATTGAGGTGTGTGCCTATTCTACCAGACTACTGGGTTTTGTCAATACACAAAACAGTTATGAGGGCAGTCCATTTTATAACTGAATTCGTGATTTTTTGGAGAGAATAAATCGTCGTTTTATTTTTAGTTTTCACTGGCATCTTGTGCCAACACTCAATTATTTATTTCTTACTTGTTCTGATAATGAGTTTACCGAAGAAGTTATAAAATCTGTTACAACTGGTACAAATAATAAAGCAATTGCAACTACTCCTGCTGCCATCCATCTAAATTTTGAAAGTTCGTCAACTTTAACTTCCAACTTACCTATTTTTTCATTTGTACTTTCGTCACTTCTAGCACAATTGATTATTCTTTCGTCATGAACTGCAAGCATTTTACAAATATTTTGATTTGTCTCACTCAAAGTTTGGATGGCTGCATCCACACGTTCAACCATTTCCTCATGAATTTTCACTCGTTCTTCGAGAACTGCAACCTTAATCTTTGAGTCTTGTCCAAACATTGATTTACTGCGATGGTTTATTTTTCATCCAGCGTTTGCGGGATCCCACACCCAATGAGGCATATTTCTTTCTTTTTGTTAGTCCCATAACAGGATCAAATCCAGCAACTGGTCCTTTTGGATCAGCAGATCCACTAAATCCACCAGATCCTCCAGGAGCATTTGCAACCATTTGCTCTCTTATTATTTCAAGTATCCTGTCCAGTTTCTTCTTTTCCATTATAGATTTTATACAATTCGGAGAGACAGTTTAAATCAACTTGTATATTGTGAATATAACATTTTGGATACTCAGGCAGTTTTCCAAGGAATATAATAAATGTTTTCATTGCAGACCACAAATCTTCTTCTATTTTATAGAAAAGCATGGGGGTTGTTGCATCACCAAAAATATTATAAAGAATAATAAAATGATTAAGAAGAAGATGAGATTTTAACTGACCTGTATTCTTATATCGTTTCAATAATCTTTTAATATACTTAAAGTGATTTAAGTCTTTTTCAAAGTCTTCTTTCGTTACTGCCTGAGGATTTTCATAATGTTTAATAGCAAATAAAAGAAAATTATCCTCATTCAACTCATCAAATAACATATAGTGTTAATATCATACGGTAGGATCTTCGTCATAGATAGGAACATTTCCAGTCTGAATACCAGACATTGCAACAAGGATTTCCTTCTTGACTCTTAAGTTACCTTCAGCATCTTTATAGGTTGTAACTCCAACCCATCCTGCACCGATTTCATAGACAGTGGAAGAAGCGGCACCAACACCTGCGGTTGAGACGCCTGCAACATAAGTATTACGAGCACCAGTTACACGAGTGAATGTAATAGTTGCTCCAGTAGCAATACCTGCAGAAATTGTAGATCCAAGAGAAACAGTTGTAGCACCGATTGAAGAAACTACAGCACTAACTCCACCACTAGCAGTAAGAGTATCTGTAACAAGAATTCCAGTTGTGCTAGCAACAGCAACGATACTGGTTCCGATTGATGCTCCAGGAGCAGAAGCAGTTGTCACGACAGCATTAATTGTTTCTCCAGAACCTTCGTACTTCTGACTGTAGTAAACATCGTCAATAGTATACTTTGGTTCTTGATTTATAGTGTATTGAGCGCCAGAAATAGTAGCTCCACTAAGACCATTGGTTGATCCAATAGTCAACTGAGTGTTACTAGCAATACCGACGATTACAGCATCGCCGTAATAAGTACCACCAACAACATCACCAAAGCGGATAACATCTCCAGTTCCAGCGGCACCAACATTACCAAAAGTTGTACCACTTCCAGTAACAACGCCAGTTTGGTAATCTAAAGATACTGTTCCACCAGAAAAAATGTTATCTTTGTCTCCCCAGAGTGCCATGTTTTTTCCCGTAAAAATTATTTGATATGAATATTTATAAAAAAAGGAGACCTTACTTTTGGTCCCCTTTACGTAAAATAACTCTTAAAAAATTAGTTAAAAGATCTAATAATCCATTCTCTTCAAATCTTTTTGTTTTTGCTAACCACTCTGAAGTAGTTAGTAATAGACCGAGGACAATGGTTACTCCCCAATTAGTCACAAAGCACGTAATCATGCCTGTGGAGTAAAGAGTTTATCTCTAACAAGTTCATAAACGACATTATCAATACTGTTATCTGTGCTATCAACGTACTTTTTGAGTAAGTCAAGAACAAGATTCTTAACAGCTGGATGAGTTGCAATTGAGATAAGAAGTGGTTTTACCACTGCTACTACTGCGTCCATGATGTCCTCCGTGAAAGAGTATCCTGTTCTATTTAGGATTTCAAGCTGTGATATCAGTATCTACACCTTTAGGTGCAGATCTTAGTGCCTGAAGTTTTCGCTGAAGAATTTGAATTTCCTGTTGTCTTTGCTTATCTCTTTGCTGACCAACTTTTTTCTGTTCGCCAGCAGACTGATTAGATTGCTGTCCCTTTGGTTGTATTTCCATTGCTTGTTCAGCAATCTTTTTTGCCAACTTAGTAGCAGTAGCATACATTACTTCTTTACCACGACCAGGATATCTCTTTTCAAAATCTGCTGCATTGGACTTCATCGACTTAACGATTCTTTCCTTTTCTTTAGTTTCAGCAGCAGTTAAGGTCTTTTCAGAAATTTGAATTTCTTCTTTTTTTAATGCAGCAGCTCTTCTTGCTGCCTTACTTCCCTTTCCTCTATCTCTATTTTTACCTAAAGTATCTGCCCAATAATCTTTGTTCTTTCTATTCATTTCACCACCAACAGAACGCTCTTCTGGAGGAGCACTTCTTCCACCACGACTTCTCATTGACGCAAATGCTTTATCTAATGCTTCAATTTGAAATTCCTCACTTCTAATATCAGCAAGTAAAGAATCTAACTTAGATTTTCTTTTTGCTTTTGGTTTTGCTGCTGCAGGTGCCTTTGCTTTTGGTGCTGCTGCTTTTTTGGTTTTTGCTTTTGGTTTTGCTGGGGTTGTTGCGCTGCCTTCCCAAGGATCAGAAGGTTTTTCTGCCTTTGGTTTTGGTTTTGGTTTTTGAGGAACTGTAGAACTTCCCTTCCAAGGATCAGCAGGTTTTTCTGCTTTCTTTTTAGTAGGTGGTGTATAAGAACCGCTACTTACTCTCTCTTTAGTTCCTGCACCAGCACCACGATAAGTTGACGGTTTTCTTGCTGCTGTCGGTGCTGGTTTTTTATCGCCCCCTTCCATTTTACGAGCAACACCTAATGCTCCTTTAGCAACCTTTCTTGCTCCAGTTGCGACTGCTTGCTTTGCTGCTTTCTTAGCACCACGAACCTTACTTGAAAGTTTTTGTCTTGCGAGTCTTCCAACTGCTGCAACTAAGTTTCCTTTTTTCTTATTGCTAGTGGCACCAGTAGCAGTATCGTGACCAAAAGTTACTTTTGCTTCAACAAGTGCAAACTCAAGTGCTTCTTCAATATCGTCTTCTTCATATCCCTCTTCAAGAAGTTCATCATAAACACTTTCTACAATATAGTCAACTTCATCAATCTCAACCATCTCAAGAAGAGTTCCACCAAGATTTTCTACTGCTTCACCAAGATCAAGTTTTGGATTGATATTGATTTTGTTATTAACCTTCTTCTCAGTGACTTTCTTTTCGGATTCAGTATCGGTCATTACTTCCGATAAGTCTTGTCTCCAGTTTGAATAACCTTCTTTTGCGATTACCTTACCACGAACTTTTCTACGATTTTTCAAATATGAATCAGACTTATCTACGTCACCATCATTATCAATATCATCGTCTTCTTTACCAACAGGGTCAAGTGCTTCTTTTACTTTCTTTTTCTTAAACTTACCGGAAACCTCACCTTCTTCCCAACCCTTTCCATCACCATCATCATCCCACCAACGCTTTGCTTTCTTTTCTTCTTCTTTAATCCCTTTCTTTTCTCTCATTGCCTTTGCTTTTGCAAGTGCTCTTTCTCTAGCAGCATCTCTTTCTGCCTTTGGAATTGCAGTTACAGCACCAAGTCTTTCAGCAGGTTTTCCTGGGACAGCAGACTCAATAACCTGCTCCAGATACACTCTAGAGATATCATTCAGAGGATTAATAGACATCTTAATTAAGCACGTACTTTTTGTTTCTTATACTTATTTATAAATTTGTCTAAAAATGAAGTTCCACCTGGTTGAAGATTTTCTTTTCCTAAAGACGAACCTGGAGTTTGTTTAATCGCATACTTAAGATAACCAGTTGTTCCCGCAAGTGTATTTGGTTTTCCTGGCGACCTAAACATTCTATCCATCTTGACTTCAGTATATTCCATAATGTCTTTAATCCAAGACTTAAACATATATCCTTCTTCAGTTACACAAATTAGATGATTAGTTCCTCTACGCATTACTTCCCCAATCAAACCTGTATTTAAGTTTTGAACTTTATCCCCAATTCTAAAAATCTTTCCTCTCACATAGTTTTCGCGAAGATTTCTCATATCATACTTTGGAGCAATCTCCCATAAGGCATAACTTTCTTTCTTTACTTTTGTCTTCTTAACTTGCATTCCTTGTCGAACTGCATTGAAAAGTGCTTGCGTTTCTCCGTCGTCAAGTGTTTTTGGTGTTCCACTACGGAATGATTTAAAGTCATTATCTATCACTGCCTTTCTCATCTTAGAAGCGGACATTCCCTCTACGCCTTCAGCATCTGCATCTCTTACACCAGCAGATACAACGCGAATCAAATCAAAGTTATAAAGTTCGCCATTATACTTTTGTGCTAGATTTTCAAACTCTGCTTGACGATCTGATCCGACAACTATATTAACGTTACTATATCCGTCTTCATTTGCAGTAACGAGAACATTGAAAATAGTTTTCATTTCTTCATCATTAATAATACTCTCCTCAAACTCAGGGAACATTTTCTTCATATAAGAAACTTTAGTATTAGGATCTAAAGGATTCTTCTTTGGGTCTTGAGACCTTGAAGGATAGATCTTAATATCTCCACCAGCAGAAATTCTCTTTGCTGACTTAAGAAGTTTTTCGTGTCCTACTGTTGGTGGATTGAAACGACCAAACACAACAGTGAGTGGTGGAAGTTCTTCCGCAGGTTGTTCTTCAGGTGCTTGTCCAGGTGCTGCTTGTGGTTGTTGTGCAGGTGCTTGTGCTGTTGCAGTTGGTTGTGCAGTTGGAGTAGAAGTTGGTTGTCGTTCTGCTTCAGGCTTCTCTGCACCTTTTGCTTCGCGACCATCAATATACTTTAGTTTTCCCTTTTCAGTTCTCGCAACAACTTTACCAGAACGATCTAACCACCCACCATGACCGTCTCCAGTATATCCAAGTTTTTTCGCTTGCATTGATGCTTGCGATTCTTTTGCTTCAGTTAGAAAATTGAGAAAACTTTTCATATTTTGTGTTGATATACTTATATTTATTATAAAGACTCTGCTAACAAATCTCCAAGGAGAGATAATTTCTCAACATAATTTCTAATATATGGAGATCCATCAGATTTAAATTCCTGCTTTACTCTAAACTGTATTAAATCTTGATTGCCACTACTTATAACTATAGTCGGTAATCCACTTGTTCCGGTCTTTATACTTGATATATAGTCTCTTCCAGACAATTTTTCATAGATATCGTCAAATTTATAAACCTTTGCTTTACCTCCACCAACTTGAACGAGAGAAACATAATCTTCTCTTAAAGTAGCAAAGTAATTAATTGCGTTTGATAATTTTTTTAACAGTTCGTTGGATTTATTACTCTTTAAATCTTGATTCAGTTGTTGATTTACTTTTTGATAAACCAAATATACCGCTTCATCAGGTTTTTTATTTACAAACATAAGATCGTCATATTTCTTTTTAAGTGGTTTTATTATATTTTTATACCCAAATAATTGTTCCCAAAGTTCTTCTTGCTTTTCAAACTCCGCACCAGAAACCTGACCAAACTGCTTAACATCTCCAGCTTTTAGAGATACTAAAATATCCACGGGCAATAATTCACCCTTATCATTTGTAATTTTAACGCTGACATCAACTTTTGTGGTTTTTTGTCCACCAAGACCGTCCGATAAAACTTCTATTTTATCATATCTATTATTTTCATATACAAGTTTTGACCATTTTTTAACATTGATACTATTAGCATATTTGACAGCGGAATCAATATACTCTTTCAAAAGTGCTTCATTACTTCTTGCGAGTAATGCAGTCATATTAACTTCTGCCAAAGAAATAAAACATCTAACGTCATCCATTATTTTTGGATTTTGATTAGCAGATTTAAATGTTCTTTCAACTTGCTTTCCTTTTTTACCTGGATAATTTGTCATTCCAGATTTTGCGAGTGCCCTCAAAACACCATATACAAGTTGTGAATTTATATTTTTATTTTTATAGATAAATCTTGCAGTAATGGCAGCTCCAACTACACCTTCTGCCATATCGCCAAGATTATATTTTACATTTGGTTTATTTAAAGAACCAATTTTGATAAATTTATTTTTCGGGTCAGTAGTTTCTAATGGAATATTAAGAGCTTCCTCTTGAAAAGAAGTTCCTTTCATTCCAAGCTCAGAAAATTTTTTTATTGCATCTTGGTTAAATTTTCCTTTTGTCAATTTGTAAGTTTTACTTGCAGTACTGACAGACCCGCTTTTAATTATCTCTATCGTCGGTATAACATACTTTCCCAGTTGTCCAGGAGATGTACTTTTTAAAACAGCCATTGTGTTTTAATTTTATTTAGAAGTGGAGATAAGGAGACTCGAACTCCTGACATCAGCCTTGCAAAGACCGCGCTCTACCAACTGAGCTATATCCCCAAGTTTAGATATTATAAAACCCCTCAACTGAAAAGTCAAGGGGTTAGAGCAACCTTCCGACTTATTTATCAGTCGTGCTCACCCATCGCCTTTTGCTTACGGAGTTTCTTAGCACTCTTAGTTACGCCACCAGGACCCTCTGAAGGATAATCATGGTCCTGACGAGTTCCTACACCGTGAGCAGAACCTGCTCTTGCTCTTTCTCTATCATCGGCAGTTAGACCCTTTCTTGGAGAATCAGAAGACTTTCTTTCTGCAGGATTGGTTCTTCTCAGCATTGCTTTGAGGAATGGTTTCCTCTTTGCGGTCATTTTAGTTTTGAATGCTGCGCTATATGCCTTTGGAGTTTCGCCGTAAGAACCTTCTGCTTCAAGGATTGCTTTAATGTCTTCAGCATCTAGTTCATTTGCCATGATATCTTGTGCTTCTTCAATAGTTTCTGCATATCCTTCTACTTGAAGAAACTCAAGGACGATATCAAAGATATCAAACTCTTCCTTAGCAAACTCACCCATTGCTTTTTGCTTACGAAGTTTCTTGAGATTCTTGGTTACTCCACCAGGACCTTGCGAAGGATAATCATGACCACGAGGAGAACCATGTGCTGCGCCAGCTCTTGCTTCCTCTCTATCAGAAGCAGTCATTCCTTTTCTTGGAGAATCGTAAGCATCCTTTCTATTAGCAGGATTGGTTCTCCTTTGCATTGCTTTGAGGAATGGTTTTCTCTTTGCAGTCATCTTAGTTTTTGATGCTGCACTATATGCCTTTGGAGTTTCCCCGTATGAACCTTCTGCTTCATCAAGTTCCTCTTGGGGAGCATAAACTTGAGAGTATGCTTCCATCAAACCTTTTAGATCTTTGGTATCCATTTTTTACAAATAGTTTTTTATTTATTTATAAAAAAAAGACCCCGAAGGGTCAAACACCAAGAACGGCACCGATATTATCATCAAGTTGTTGAATAACTCCACGAATGTCAGAAATACGAGGAGGAACACTTACTTCATCATAAGTATATCCTTTTTGAGAATCAAATAGAACTTGACGAACTGCTGCTGCTGCACGAGCATCCATTTTAAGTGTTACTTGTTTTTCTTTAGTCATAGATCTCCCTCCTTACGATTTTCAGAACGTTCAATAGTAAAAGCACCTTCAGGGTAACGAGCATTCAGTTTCTCAAAGTTCATTTGAATGACTTCTTCAAGTGAGATATCAAGTCCAATGCACGCCTGAGAAACATACCACATAATATCCCCAAGTTCACGCTTTAGGTGAAACAAGTTTTCTTGATTGACTGGTTTACCTTGAAAGACGATTTTCTTTACAATCTCAGTAAATTCGCCTGCTTCTGCGGACATTCCTACAGCAGCAGTAAGCAGTCGTTCAGTAGGAAATTCTTGTTGACGAAGTTCCATTAGACGATCAATGAATGGAGTATGTTCCTTGCTTGGTTTTGAGGTTGTCATATTAACAAACTCAACATACTTATTAAGATCAATAGTCATATCAGAATTTAAATCCTTCGAATGATTTTTTAGGTTTTCTTTCTTCATAATCATACTCTTCATCCTTTCCATTGTCAAGGATATCATTTTGAGCAGATTGTTCACAGTCATAAAGACGCATTTTTGCGCGATCAATACCAATCACAAAACGCTTATGAATAGTAGGATCATTGTATCGGTTCTTAAGTTGCTTGACTAAGATTTGCCCAAGTCCTTCAAGTTCTTCAGTAGAAATCAATGCAAACATCAAGTCAGCAGTTGCAGGAAGACCAAACGACTCTGATGTATCGGTCAATTCTACATCGGAAGAACCATAACCAGAACGAGTAGTCTGTGTAGCACTTACAATAGGAACATTGAATTCCACAGCAAGACCACGGAGTTCCTCAGCAATTGCTTTTACAAAAGTGTAAGAGTTGATATTACTGTTACCTTTATACCTTGAAGAAGAACAGATATTCAGATAATCAATAAAGATAATATCAGGTTTAAATGATTTCTTAAGTGCAAGTTCATTCAATAAAGACTTGAAATGCCCAGCATGTGCAGAAGCAGTTGGATACTCTTTAATAATCAGAGTTCCCTGAGTTTTCTTTGCAAGATTTGTGACCTTGTTTTCAAACATTTGCTTTGGAAGATCTACAATATCTTGAATGGGAACATTCAGGAGGTTTGCGTCAATTCTTTCAGCAATGCGTTCTTCTGCCATTTCCAACGTAATGTACAGAACGTTCCGTCCTTGGAGCAAGACGGAGCTAGCCACATGGCACATGAATAGAGATTTCCCGACACCCGTACCAGCAAGAGCGATGTTAAGAGTTTTGTTAGGGAGACCACCTTTCGTGATTTTGTTAAAGTACTCAAGATCAAATTCAATTTTATCCTCCTTTTTGTGATAAGACTCGTATCTTTGTTCGTAATCTTGCAAATAATCATGTCCTACATGATTATCAAAACTTACAGCAAGGGCATCAGAAAGAATGCTTGGAATTGCATCACGATTCTTCTTTTCATCCTTACCATCAGTAATATGAATTGATTCCATCAATGCCAAATAAATGGCACGATCGCGACACCACTTTTCTGTAGTATCAACCAACCAATTAAACTCAGTAGGAACATCTTCTAAACAAGAAATAATTTGAGTTATTTCCTTGAAAGATTGCTCATTAATATCTGTTCTTTTTTCAACTTCAATGCAGAGAACTTCTTTAGTCGCTGGTTGATTATATTCCTGAACAAAATGGCATATTTCTTGAAATACGATCTTTTGATTTTGATCTTCAAAATATTCAGACTTAATGAAAGGTATTACTTTTCGAATGTATTTTTCATTGTGTAACAGGTTTCTAAGAATTAGAAACTCAACTTTCTCCATAACTAAATTCCTTACGTGCGATTTCGTCC